GATTGTCTTTCGTTGTCTGCTGTAGTATCAATATAACCATCGTTGTATTTCTTGACGTTTCCACCGCTTCTACGTAGGTTCCACAGCAACATGCCTTTGGGATATAGATCTGGATCCGGTGCATCTGGATCTAAAAAGTTGTTGGTCAACAAGTCTTTGATTGATCCAGTAGGCGCAGCCGTAGCCGAGCCTCCAGTTGTACCTGCACGAGCATCTGCAAATAAAATACCTTCTTCTGTGGTTTGATCAGTCTTGTCAACCAGAACCCATTTTAGTGCAAGTTTTGTGCCTGCGTCAGGATTGAATTTGTATATGCTTGGGAAATTTTCTAGATCTGCTGTGCTGATCCAAATATCACCGCTGACCAGCGCAGTGCCGTCAGTTTGTGTTTCAGGCATTGTTGCGGATACAAGTGGACCTTCTGGATCAGTGCCAGTGTATCCTGTGAAGTTTTGATAGCCCACCCAGGTTGTGCCATTGTGAATCATTAGATCTACATCGCCAAAGGCAGGATTGTACCATAGTTGTCCGTCTGCTGGTTCTTCTAATGGAGCATCTGGAGTAGCAGCAAACACATCACTAACTAATGGAAGCCACAAGGAAGCCAAATAACCTTCTTGTGCTCCTGTGGCCAAGCCACTTGACAATGCGTAGAAATTACTGGTGCCAGCACCTGTTGCTAGGTTGTAGGCTGTAAACAGTGTACTAACAGCAGTACCTGTGACATCAGTTAGTCTGAAATCGCCACCTGTCTTGTGTGTGATCACCAATTCGTTGCTGGTATTAACACTGGCCACTACGTTGTTTGTGATAGCATCGCCAGCTGAATCAGTGTAACTAGCAGCGTTAATTAATCCTGCGATTGTAAACGCATCGTCTGCTGTGCCTGCTGCTGTGAATGTAAATGAAGCTGCTGTGCTCAGTGCAGTATCGCCAACAATCGACTGTTTGATTGTGAAGGTTCTTGCTATTGCGCTCAGTGTGCCTGTAGTAATAATTTTAGATCTGATTGCAGTTTCACCACTAGCTGCTCTTTTAAATATTCTAAAAGTGGTAGTAGCCAGTGTTTGATCTGGGGCATCAAAACCGTTCACTGCTCCAGTGGTAGCGGAATATGATCCTGCATGTTCTCTGGCATTTGTTTGAACAAATAATGCATCCTTAGGAAGATTTGCACCACCACCGGATTTATCAAGAAAGTACAAAGCAGAGTGCGGAGTTGCATACAAAGGTGCTTCATTGGCCATCCAAGAACCAGTGCTTTCATTGTAGCGTTTTACTCTCCAACGTGAGCCGTTGTTTGGTTCGGTGGTTTTCAACCATACAGAACCTGTAGGACGAGCATTTACAGTAGATCCAAAATCTGATCTTTTAAACAACGGCACACTGGTGTGTGGCTGTTGGGCCAATGCCGGGCACATGTATGTGCCAGCAGCAATGTTTAATAGGCCAGCACCAGTTCCCAGTGCAGTTCCACTGATCACAATACTGCCAGTACCACCTGCAGTTGCTGTGGAGTCGCCGCCTGTAGCAGTGGAAGTACCGTCACTGAATAGATACAATCTGCTGTTTTTGACCACAGCAGTGATACCGCTGCCGTTCATTAGAGTATTGATGCTGGAAAGACAGGAAGCAAGACTAACACCTACTGCGATACTTACATCATTGATGACCAATGTGCCTGATAATGTACCAGTCACTGCTGCTGAACTGAATGCTGTAGGATGACTGGCAGCCCATTCAGGGCTACCAACTAGTACCCATGTACCGGCTGTGATACCAGCGGTGGCATTGCCTGCACTTTTGTAGTATATTCTTACCAGTTCATCTTCAGCTAAAAATGTTCCGTCGCCTGCTGCTGTCTGAAACACCACAGCGTAGTCACCAATGGTACCTACTGATGTTTTAGGAGCATTGCTGTTGATATTATCTAGATCAGCATCTGTGAGTACCAAAGGAGTTTTAGCAGTAAATTTTTGACCGCTGTCGGCTAATGCTAAACCGTTCCATTCGTTGATACCCCAAGTGGTGGTTTGTGTGTCTACCCACCACTTGCCATCAGCTGGATCCGCTCCCGGTGCATCTGTTTGACCTTCTAGTTCATTTAGGTTGATGTCTGCACGTAGGATGAATGCAGAATTTGAAACGCCCAACAAGCTGTAAGCAGCTAGTAGACCGTATTCGTTTCTTTCGCCACCGTGTATAGGACTAGCCGATACTGTCTTTTCAAAGAACGGTGAACCAAATGTGTCAACAAGTTCTCGTTGACTGGTCATTTTGAATACCTTACCTGCATTGGCTGCAGTGGTACCTGAAGCTGTGCCTGTGCCAGCTCCATTTATTTTGTTTTCAGCAGTGGCTACAACAATTAACGGAACCGTTCCTGGTTCAGCTGGAGTATAAAAACTCTCGTCAATTACTTGTACTTCTACGCCTGGTGATGTTAGTGCCATTCGACTGTCTCCTAGGGTTAAATCAATGTACTATTATTTAGCGGCATCATTAAAAAACCCCAGGATATGCAAGGCGGGAAAAGGGGCTGAAAAGGTGTAAATATGTTTATGAGACCCCTTTGCAAGTGCGGACAACGACCCCGTGCGGTAAACTACAAAAAGAACGACAAGATCTATTATAGATCATTGTGCGAAATCTGTATGGCCAACGGTCTAGGCTTTGGCATTCCTAGATGGCATCGATCCGGGTATCGAATAAAAAATCAATGTGACAAATGTGGGTTTCGATCAGCCCACAAAGAAGTTTTTAGAGTATTTCACATAGACGGCAATCTAGATCACTGTCGTCACAGCAATTTAAAAACTGTATGTTCGAACTGTGCTCAAATACTAGGCAAAGAAGGAATCACTTGGCGACAGGGCGATCTTGTCGCTGACTACTAGACTGGCTGACTGTCTATAAAGATCATCAATAGAACCGTTGTTATCAATGACTATATCAAAGTCACTGCCTAACCAAGCCCACTCGCTGGCGTGTATCTTGCGCATTTTCATTGCGTTCAATCCCACGTTGTTGCCTTGATTTGCGCTAACTGCATCTGCATACCAGTCAGGCAGTGTGCCTCTTTGTACCCAAACAATACTGCCACCTGCCTGTTTTAGGGATTCAATTTCGTTGGGAAATCTGCAATCTGAAATAACAATATTATCTCGACTGTTGCGCAGTTTGTTTTCTAGGCTGGCAATCCATATGTCATCGTGAAATGCCTTACGACAAACTTCAGTACCCCAGTACTGCAACACCCATCTTGGAGTCAGTGTAGGCATATCAAGTCTAGCGGCCCACCACGGATCTACTTGTTCGCGCCATTCACGGGCTTCTTTGGTACGGCCTTCAAGCATGGTACGGTCCCAACCAAATACTGCTGCCACTGCATCTTTTAGTGTTGATGCAAAACTTTCTCTACGAAACTCGTGAAAATTCACTAGATAGTCTGCAACTGTGTCCTTGCCTGAACCAATAAAACCGCAAATTCCAATAATCATAATATTCTCCAACTGTATAAAGTATACAGGAGAATACCATCGTGGTCAACCTATAATAAAAGTATATCCTTGGCCGCCTGGTACTAATTTCATCAAATCATCTGTGAGTTTTTCAATTTCAGCAGTGGCTTCTGCTTTCATCGCCGCACCGTTTAGACTGCTTCCACCTTGTGGTCCTGCAATTTGAGCAAATTTTTCACGAGCCTGTCCCAGCATCATCTTGCAGTTGGCCAAACTATAGTCTTTGACCCATTGTCCTGCATAGGTATCGTCAATGATGGCAAAATCTGGTTTGGTATTATAGACCCATAACATCACTTCTTCATCGCCTCTAGGACGTTGTTGAATCATTATCTTGCGACTTTGTGGTTGCCAAGTAAAATTAATAAACGATCCAAACATCTTGCCTACTAATTCTTGATAACCACTGAATAATTCGTAGGTTAACAATCCACCCATATTTGTTGAACTCAACAAATAGGTGTTGGTATAGGCCATGTTGAATGGCTCAAATACTGTGCCGCCCGACCCGTTGCCGCTTCTTGATCCAACTGATCTGCGAAATATCTGTCGCACCTGTTGGATTTCTTTGGGCAAAATATATTCTTGCTGATTTTCTCTCAACGTTAAAAACGCATAACTTTCTTCAACAGCATTATCTGAACGCTGTCGAAATACGCCTAGTGCCCTGTTCAGTGCAGTTTCATAGTGTATGGGATCTAGTTCTACATCAATCATGCCGTCGCCCAGCATGGCTTTGCAATAACTAAAAACTTCTTGCTTGGATTGGTCTATTTGGCTCATATAGTTATTTATAAATATATGACTATGCCAAGACTGAGCCTTTACCGTCCTGAAAAGGGCAATGATTATAAATTTATAGATAAAAATATCTGGGAAATGTTCCAGGTTGGAGGTACTGATGTTTTTATACATCGATATCTAGGCCCCGGAGCCTCAGGCGACTCAGCGTCACCCAGTTTACCTGTATACAACACCAGCGATCCCACACAGATCCAAGACCTGCTGTTTTTAGAAAATAGAGATCGCAAGTATGATCCTGATATCTATGTCATGCGAGGGGTGTACAGTCTTCAAGATCTAGATTTTAATCTCAGTCAATTTGGATTATTTTTACAAAACGACACTGTTTTTATCACATTTCACATCAACGACACTATAGAAAAATTAGGCCGCAAGTTGATCAGTGGAGATGTTATAGAACTACCACATCTCAAAGACGATCATGCGCTCAATGATTTTCAATTTGCTCTTAAAAGATTCTACGTAATTGAAGAAGTAAACCGAGCTGCGGAAGGTTTTTCAGTTACTTGGTATCCACATCTATATCGTGCCAAATGTAAACCTCTAGTCGACAGTCAAGAATTCAAAGAAATACTAGACCAAGTTGCTAACAAAGATGCCATGGTTGGCACATATAACTCTGCTGTAACCTATTATCCAGGTGATGTTGTCACTGGGTTGGATGGAAAGCATTATACAGTGCTACAGGAAGTAACTGGAGTCGCACCTCCTAATGCTACCTATTATGAACTAGCCGACAGTCTAAGAAACATAATGAGCACCTACGAAAAAGAAATGCAGATCACTCAGGCAGTACTTGATCAGGCTGAAGCAGATGCTCCAAGAAGTGGCTCAGACACCACACAGTTTTATACTCTTACTGTGGATGCAAATCAATTACCTGTACTGGTCAGCGCAGATAACAGCCTATTAGATGCTAGTTTGGAAACTCAGGCCACTGACGAAGCAGGCAATCTCTTGTTCAATACCGATGGTACTCCTGTATATGTAGGATCCACTGCTGCCACCGCTCTATTATCATCGGAAGTATCTGGTTATAACGGATATCTTGTTGGTGATGGCGTTCCTCCAAATGGTGCTCCATTCACAGCCGGTATAGCCTTTCCATTAGCTCCTGCAGATGGTCAATTCTGTCTTAGAAAAGATTATTTTCCTTATAGATTGTTTAGATACAACGGATCAAGATGGGTCAAGGTTGAAGACCAGGTTAGAATGACCATGAATAATCTAGGACCAAGTGATGTAGGTGTAGGTGATCAATTTGAAGGCAAGGATGTTCGCCAGACACAAAAAGCTGGATTCATCAACAACACAAACACCGACACAATAAATGGACACACTGTGAAAGAAAGACAGAGTCTCAGTAAGGCTCTTAGACCAGAGGCAGATGAATAATGGATTATTTTTACGATGCGCAAGTAAGACGATATGTCACACAGTTTATGAGAATCTTTATAGGATTCAAATATAAAACTGGAGGCGATGTTCCCGAAGAGAGACACGTGCCTGTGTTGTACGGTGATATGACCAGACAGGTTGCCAGCATGATCAAAGACAACAGTGAAAACAAACTGTCAACGGTGCCTAGAATAGCCTGT